TAGTTTTTTGTATAGAGCCATAAGTTCATCAAACTCGCTCTCTAACATAGTATCGCTCTCGGCAATACGCATAAGTTCCTTGTATCTAAGTTTCATTTCTATTAGTGTCATTTTTGACCTTTCTTTTTTATCTATAACTATCTAATCATACTTTTAGCAATTTGTCAATAGCAAAACGCTTATTGTTATCATTTTGTTATCTATTGTTTACTTAGTAAATACTTGACTAGGTTTCTTTCGGCAGGGGTTAGTTTGATACCTGCTCTGGCATACTTGGCTAACATCTGGGTTAGTTCTGTCTTTTTATCTTTCATAGTATTACTATACACCTAACCACTGACATTTGACCCTGCGACACGCCCAAAAATAGCCATTGTGGATAAGAATTAACCTAGTAAATTTTTGGGGCGCAATCAAAAAAAGGGTAGCGTGTGGGGGTGCCATCGTGCCACATTTTGTATAACTCAGGGTAACGTGTACCCTATGTGTGCTCACTAAATTTGGGTAACGTGTGATGTATATCCGTGTATCATACACACAAGCAAAATATTCAGAAATGTATCAAAATGAAATATAAAAAATTTTTCAGATTTTGGCGGTATGCAGAAATCCTATTTCCTCTTGACATAATAAGAACCAAACTTGTCATACTTCACATACCAATATGCCTTACATTTACGACATTGCCAATCTTGTTTGTCATGGAAATACATGTTATATGGAACATTGCAGTGGTGTATTTTGTTGGGGGTATCACGAAACTTCAGTTGATGATGTAAATATCCAATAGCACCAACAAACAACATAATAGTTAGAATAATTACTAATATTTCCATTATGGTAGCCTAACGTCTGGGGTATTGCGAAGCAATCCATGCTCAATCAGCCAATAATTAACTAACTTATAAGACACTTTGTTCTGATTGGCTATGTCTTTTGATGTCATCTTGGCTGCTATGCATGCTTCAAGATATTCTTTTGATTCATAATGCTTGACGTATTGTACATTTTCGTCCATATTGCTCTCTCTTTCGGTAGAATTCTATTATAGCATAAAAAAGGGCATATCGAAATAGGGGATATGGGGTGAAAAGGTCTGTATGGGGCATTTAAACCCTTATTTGCCCTATTTGGCAATTTGTTGCATGTTTGGCATTAGGGGGGTTTGGTGCTTCTATTTCGACCGTTTTTAAATTCCCGAAACTCTCGCAAAAACCGTGTATAATAATACTATTATGACAATTGCAGACTGGGCTGGCTTAATCTTAACAGCGTTATCTATTATCGCACTTACCGTTGGCGGAATCAGATGGTTTATTCAAGCCGAAATCAAAGTCCTTTCAGCCGAACTTAAAGAAGACCTTTCAGAACTAAAGCCTAATAGTGGGTCATCAATGAAAGACCAGGTTAATCGTTTAGAAGAAAAATCAAATAAATTAGAAGAAAAGATTGATGGTTTATATACAATTCTAGTTACTGAAGGTGTCAAAACACAAAAGAAAACCAAATCAGAAAAAACCGAACTTTGATTATTATTATTTAATATATAAACTATACTATATATTAATATATTATATATAAGTTATATATCCCCAACAAAAGGTATTAAAAGGGTATCACACTTTTTCAAATTTGTCAAATGAAACACAGAAATCCCTTATAAATGGTATAATTAACCATAGAGCCAGTGTCCAATACTCTCTCTCATACCCACTTTGGACACTGGTTTCTTTATTATGGTGTATAATGAGTATATGTCTTGTTCTTCATGCTCGTCTGATTCCCCGATTTTAATTGGTGCAGACCCTCAAAACGTCAAATGGACCGTAGTCCGTGGTGATGATATCTCTGCCAAGTTTGAGTGGTATGAAGATGATGGAACTACCCCTAAGAATACCACAGGATGGACATATGCTGCAAGTGCCTATGACCCTAAAACAGCAACCAAGTATACTCTGACTACGACTGCTGGTTCTGGATATGTTATTGTTAGTGCAGCAAACACAATGACAGATGATTGGGGAACTGGAAGTTCCAACATCGTAGCCGAACTTATTTTTGACCTAGAAGTAACTATTTCTAGCAAAAAATGGACTCCAGTTATCGGAACAATTGTAGTTCGTTCTGACATTACTGGGAGTGCCTTGTAATGACTACTTTTAAGATTATTCCAGATACTACACAAACTGCAACAATTAAGGCAGTTTCTACTACTGAACCCTCAAACGTTGGCATTGTCCCTATTCCTGGACCAGTGGGACCACAAGGAATACAGGGAGAGGTTGGACCACAGGGACCTGCACTTAATCCAACAGCAGTTAGATGGTCTCCTACATTCCAAGCAACAGGACTAACTTTTACAGGCTCCAATTCTACTTATCCCACCTACAACTCTTATTACATTAAGGTTGGTCAATTAGTTACTTTTAACATTAAGATTCAAATGACTACCGTGACAAATTTTGGAACTGGTCAATTTAAGGTCGATTTGCCATTTGCTCCAATTGCATCTGCTGCAAATCACTTTTCTGCATGGGCTTGGGTAGACCCATCTCAGCCAGCAGACGAACTTAATGGACATGTTCAGATGGTTGCTGACCATCTACCTGGTTCTCAAACTCTAGATTTACACTGGCTAAAAGAAACTACAGCAAGCCCAAAACCACTTATTGAAAGCCTACTTTCTCAAGGCAATCCGACAACGTTTACTACAGCCAGCATATTCTATGTCAATGGCACATACATAGCAGCCTCTTAGTGCTATAATAGATACTGAACAAAGGATTTAAGTATGAAAATTGCGGTATACACAATTGCCCTTAATGAAGAAGATAACATTCAAGAATGGTATGAATCTGCCAAAGATGCAGACTACCTGTTTATTGCTGATACTGGTTCTACAGATAAGACTATAAGACTTGCTAAAAAACTGGGTATCAATGTTGCAAAAATCTCTGTTAAGCCATGGCGTTTTGATGATGCTCGCAATGCTGCTCTTGCTTTACTACCAGATGACATCGATATATGTGTTTCACTTGACCTAGATGAAAGATTGTCTGAAGGTTGGAGAGAAGACTTGGAATCGATTGACCCAAGTTTTACTCAATTGCAATATAAATATGTCTGGTCTTGGAGAGACCCACAATCAAGAACTCAACCACAGGTAGAATACTTGTTAAATAAAATACATGCAAGGCACGGATATAGATGGAAATACCTTGTCCACGAATTAGTTTTTCCAGATAGAAATGAAAATCATAAAGAAGGTTTATTAGAAAAACTTCAAATTCATCACTACTCAAATCAGTATGAAAACAACAATAAGTATGGTGATATGATTTTGGCTGCCTTTGAGGAAGAAAAAGATGATAAAAGATATTGGATATACAAGATAGGTGTTTTGCTAACAAAGGATAAAAAAGAGGGTAAAAATACTATTTTAGAATATTTAAAAAAGTTTAAAGATGATTTAGAACCAGTAGAAAAAGCAAGACAATATAAAAACCTATTTATATGCACATTGAACAAAAGATATCTGTATAAAGCCCATAGAGAATTTCCAGAAGAAAGAGAGTTTATGGTAGATATCGCTATGATTAGTTTTATCAAGAAAAAGTATAGAAAGTCTAGAAAATACTGTAAGAAAGCCCTAAAGATTACAACAAGAAAACTTGATTACGAATATAAAGAGTATGCTTGGGGATATCTTGCTAAAAATATGCTGTATGTATGTAATCATAACCTTAAATTTAGAAATAGAAAGGACCAACTTCACCTGAACGTCAATTCTATAACATCGTCTAGTTTTGACTTATTTAAAGATGAAGTTGTGCTATAATTAACGTATGGCTACTCAAATAGGTTCAGGCACAGGGCTGCTTGCCACATACATTCCAGACTTAGCAGATACCGCAAATATTCAAACTGCGTTAAAGCAACTATACTATGGAACAACTAATGCAACATTAAGCACTTCTACTGGTGTTTATGGTGCTTTGTATCAGATTTTTTCTGGTACCCCAACTTTTGCTGGAAGTCCAACCTTTAGTGGTAGCGTACTATTTTCAGATACGGATGCTGTAACTCTTGCATCAACTACTCATGCAATTCAGATTGGACCAACAGCGTCTGTAAATCTTGCAATGAGTCCTGCAATAATTCAGGGAAGAAATAATGGTGCTGCATCTGCGTTAAGCATTAACTCACTTGGTGGAAACATCACTCTTGGAAACTCTAGTTCTACAGTTACAATTACTGGAGACCTGATTGTTTCTGGTAATACGACTACACTTAATACAGCAACACTTGATGTAGAAGATATTGAAATTACACTTGGAAACGTAGCAAGCCCTTCAAACACTACTGCAAATGGTGGTGGAATTAGACTAGAAGCAGGTTTAGATGTTGATAAAACAATTACTTGGGATTCAACTAACGCTAACTGGACAACATCAGAAAACTGGAATATTGCAACAGGAAAAACTCTTAAAATTAATAACGTCAATATTGCTTCTGGAACAGGTGCTGCATTAGTTCTTGGTGCCAATGCATCGACATCACTTGCTATTGGAAATACCGCAGGAACAACTACTATTAATGGAACATTGGCAGTAAACAACCCAAACAGAACAATGGCATACTTGATGGGATACACATCTACCGTTACTGCTGGAGGAACAACAACCCTAGATAATACAAGTTCATATTATCAGCAATTTACTGGAACCTCAAATCAAACAGTTGTTTTACCAGTAACAACATCAAACTTTTCTACAGGATGGACATTCCATATTGTAAATAATAGTACAGGAACAATTACAGTACAGGCATCAGACACATCTGCAGTGATTACAGTACCATCTACAACTACTGCAATGGTTACTTGCATTAGCACAGGTGTAACATCTAATGCTGCTTGGGAATCTGGCATTACTGACTTTAGTGGATATACTGGTTCTGGAAACGTAGTCATGGCTACCTCGCCAACTTTTGCAACATCAATTATTGGTTCTGCATCTATGGATGTATTTAATACCGTAAGCAGCACTTTAAATATTGGTGCAGCAGCAACAACACTTTCTATTGGACACAATACAGCAACAAAAACTTTGAATATTGGTACTCTCGGAACAACAGCAACAACTACAACCATCAACATAGGTTCTGCAGTTGGAACAACTGCTGTATCCAACATTAGCCTAAGCGGTAAAATCTCTAGACCATCGACATCTCAAAACGTATCTTCTTGGACTACATCTGGACAGGCTTTTGACATTGCAGCAGCAACATTTACAGACACATCTGGTGCTGGAACTATTGCACAAAGGGTTGTCAATTCTTTCAATACCCCAACTTTAGCAGCATCTACATCAGTAACTCTAACTGATGCTGCAAACGTATATATTTCTGCAGCCCCAACTGCAAGCACAAATACAACTATTACAAATGGACATGCACTATGGGTTGGAGGTCAAACAAGAATTGATGGAAATATTGTTACTGGTTCTGCCAGCGTAAACCTATTAAACACAACAGCGACCACCCTAAGTATTGGTGGAGCAGCAACAACATTTACTCTTGGTTCAACGACTGCAGGAACCACAACAGTACAGGCTGGAACAACATTAAACTTAAATGCTCCAACAATTGCTACAAACGTAACATCTGGAACATTGGCGTTATTCAATACAGGTTTGACTGGAACATTAAACTTTGCTGGTGCAGCAACAACTATTGCTGTTGGAAATACAACTACTGCTGCTCAAACAGTAAACATTGGTACAGCATCTACAGGTGCTTCTACTTATAACATTGGAACTGGAGCAACAGTTTCTGGAACAATTAAAACAGTTGCTGTAGGAGGTTCTGGTGCATCTGGTTCAATTACAAACGTAACAGTTGGTTCTGTCGTTTCTGGTTCTATCAACAGAGTTATTACTCCAAACACTTTGCATACTTCTTCAACAACAAATACTGGAACATCAGTAACCCTAACAGCAGCAATGATGTTGACAAAAAATGTTATTCAAACTACCGCTACAACAGCAGTAACATATACTTTAGATACAGGAACAAATCTAGATGGTTCTACTACAACAGGATTTAATACTCCAGCAGTAGGAACAACCATTGAATGGAACTTATTTAATGATGCAACAGTTTCAGGAGCAATTACAATTGGCGGAGGAACAAACCACACCTATTCTGGTAACGCAACAGTGGCTATTGCTACCATGGCAAAATTTCTTACTAGAAAAACTGCAGCAAACACATATATTACTACAAGAATATTCTAGATAGTTGGAACAATTCTTATAAAAACAATTCTGTTATTTTTATAATTAGTTAAAGGTTCAATTATTGTAGTTCCTGCTCCTGAGTTTGCATTAACTACCTTGCCTTTTCCAATATAGATTGCAGAATGGTAATAACTCTTATATCCTTTATATCCAAATACAACAATGTCTCCAAGTTTTGGAGTCATAACTCTTGTTCCAACTCTTGCTTGGGCGGTAGCAGAATGAGGCAAAGTTTTTCCAAATTGCTCATACATCCACATAACCATTCCAGAACAGTCCCAACCATATGGGCTAGAACCAGCAAATACATATGGGGTCTTGTTTACACGATGAAATATTTTCATAATAGTTTCGTGCATTGTTTTTGTATTGTTGCTAATTGTTGCATTGTAAATAAGGCGAGTACCAACATCAGTTGGATGTTCTGCAACCACCTTTGTAGTAGGTATTTCAATAGCCTGGGATTGAGGGGTAACACAACCAGTCAAAGTCAAACTTAAAATTCCTGTAGCGAGTAATCTTTTGATTTTTAAATTATTCATATTTTCCTCCTTTAACGGAAAAACACCTTGTTGAAGGGTGTCGTATATCAATTATACCACTATTTGACCAAATATCAAGTTTTATGCTATAATTGATACACACTAACCGAAAGGAAATCATGCCACTTGATTTTAAATCTGTTTTAACAACAGACCAGTTGCGAGGTGTTCTAAATCAGCAAATTCAACAGTTTGCGGTTCAAGGATATCAGCATGAACTAAATAAGATAATTATTGAAAAGAATGCTACACCAGAAAACGCAGAAGAGACCCAAAAGAGTCTTGAAGAAGCAGAAAAAAATGTTAAATTACTTTCTTTAGCAATTGAAACATATCTTGCAGAACTTGAAGCACTGCCAAAACCACAAACTGCTTCAGAATAAAAAAATAATTCCGATATAGAGATTGACATTTTTCAAAACTGTGGTATACTTTATACATCACAGTTATGGAAAGGTGGAAACACTATGTCGGAATTTTTCTCATTTACACTCCCAACAGATTTTGTCGAAAAGTACAAATCGTTGGAATCACCCTTTGGATTCGTGGATGCAGGTGGCAACGCACTAGGTGAAATTACCTTTGTTCGCACCTACTCACGAGTCAAAGATGACGGAACTAAAGAACGCTGGTACGAAGTTGTACGCAGAGTTATTGAAGGTATGTATTCTGTCCAAAAAAACCATGCAAAGGAGAATCGTCTTCCATGGAATGACTACAAGGCACAGAAGTCAGCACAAGAAGCATTCGACCGTATGTTCAATCTAAAATGGACACCTCCAGGTCGTGGAATGTGGACATTTGGTACCCCACTCACAATGGAAAAACGTAACTCTGCTGCTTTGCAGAATTGTGCTATGGTATCTACAAAAGACCTAGACAAGAATGACCCAGGTGCCCTATTTGCATGGGTAATGGATGCTCTTATGCTTGGTATTGGTGTTGGCTTTGATACCCTTGGAAAAGATAAGAACTTTAGCATCTATACACCAACAGAGCCAGAAGTTACTTATGTTATTCCCGATACTCGTGAAGGATGGGTAGAAGCAACTCGCTTGCTAATTAACTCATATCTTCGTGCAGGTCAAAATATCCAAAAGTTTGATTATTCAGAGATTCGTCCAGAAGGTGCCCCAATCAAGGGATTTGGTGGTGTTGCTTCAGGTCCTGGACCACTAATCAAACTACACGAAAAGATTTCTCATGTTCTAGGTTCTAGAGCAGGGGAGACACTGGATGCTCGTGCCATTGTTGACTTGGTTAACCTTATTGGTACTTGTGTGGTATCTGGTAACGTCAGACGTTCTGCTACCCTTGCTTTGGGGGCAGAAGGAGACGATGACTTCCTAAACCTAAAGAATCCAGAAGTATTCCCTGAACGTAACTCTTACGACCCAGAGAATCCTGGATGGGCTTGGATGTCAAACAATTCAGTTTCTGCAACTGTTGGCATGGATTACTCAAAATATGTTGACCGAATTGCTGACAATGGAGAGCCAGGTTTTATCTGGCTTGATGTTGCTAGAAACTATGGTCGTTTGGCTGATGCTCCAGATGGAAAGGATTTCCGTGTTATGGGATTCAATCCATGTGCAGAACAGCCATTGGAATCATATGAATTATGTACACTTGTAGAAGTTCACCTAAATCGTCACGATTCAAAGGAAGACTTCTTGCGTACATTAAAGTTTGCCTATCTGTATGGTAAGACAGTTACACTTCTTCCCACACACTGGCAACAGACCAACGGTATCATGCAGAGAAACCGTAGAATCGGAACATCTCTAACTGGTATCGCATCATTTGCTGATGAGCATGGTCTTCCAACTGTCCGTCAATGGATGGATGAGGGCTATAAGAAGATTCGCTTCTATGACAACAAGTATTCAGAATGGTTATGTGTTCGTGAATCAATTCGTGTAACTACTGTTAAGCCATCTGGTTCTGTGTCAATTCTTTCTGGTGCTACCCCTGGTGTTCACTGGGGTCCAGGTGGAAAGTTCTATCTAAGAGCAATCCGTTTTAGCAACCAAGACCCAATGCTTCATTTGTTTAAAGCAGCAGGGTATAAGATTGAAGCAGACCTTGTATCAGCAAATACTTCCGTAGTCTATTTCCCAATTGCATCTGGACACAAGAGAGCAGAAAAGGATGTCACTCTATTTGAGAAGACAGCACTTGCTGCTACCGCCCAGAAGTACTGGTCTGACAACGGAGTTTCCGTAACCCTGTCATTTGATAAGGAAAAGGAAACACAGCATATCACTTCTGTTCTAAATATGTATGAGGGTCAGTTGAAGGCGGTATCATTCCTATCAATGGGTAATGATGTTTATCCACAGCAACCATATACAGAAATTACAGAAGATGATTATGACTACTACATCGGTAGATTAGCAAAGATTGATTTTTCTGCTATCTATGATGGAGTAGACAATCTGGAAGCACAAGGCGAAGCCTACTGCACCACCGATTACTGTGAAATCAAAATTCCAGATAAAAACTAAATAGACAAGATGCCCTGTCGTTAATTCGGCAGGGCATTTTCTTATGTGGTAGAATAGAGTATATGGCTACTATCTCACATTCCTATGCAGAAAAAATCTTGCAAGAACATCCAACATCAATATATATATTAGATGATGAAGTTGTTCATTTTAATGATATTAATCTTAATAGTTTTAATTCAAGTTTTCCATCAACTACTGGAAAATTAATTCGCTGTTTAAATTTAGCAAAAGATTTTGGATTTATAACATCGTCAGTAAATATTGAAAAGGTTGCTCCAATTGTTTTTGGTTCCGATTATTCGGTATTTTTATCTGGTTCTAATAGTACAATCACAATACCGTCAAAAGGAATATTTACTTATAATGGTAGATACAACAGTAATACTCTAGAATTTTGGACTAAAGTAGATAAGCCATATTTGGGAAAAAGAAAAATTGTGGGTGCTTATTCTACAAATGACGATGGTAATGGTTTATATGTTAATCAAACATCTTTTGTTTTACAAATTGGAGAAAAGTCTGGCACAGCATATATAAAAGATTTTAATAGACCATTTCTTATTCAAATTGTAAATACCGCAAATTCGTCAAAACTTATAGTTAATGGAGAAGACCTAATATCTCTATCATTGTCTGATACAGATTTAAATACATTAACTGATACAGAATTTTTATCATTTGGTCAAGGAACTTATGATTGTATTTCTACATATACTTATCAAGTTGATACAGTACAGGCTTTAAGAAGATTTGGATTTGGTCACGGTGTTTCTTTTCCAGACAATATAGTTAGAAATTTTAATGGAAAGTCAGTAGTAATAGATTATTCAAAATCTAAATATGCTGTTAACTATAATTACACATCGGGTGCAGGTTGGAAGCAATCAAAAACAGATAATTTAGTAGTTGAAAATAACTATATATCTAATTTTCAATATGAAAAACCAACCCTAAATTCAGACACCAAAACAATAACTGACCTTGAAAACACAATTTCTGGCACAACATTTAATTTAAAATCTGGAACAATGTCCACTGCAATATCTAATTTACAGATTGAAAAACTAAACATGATGACGCAACAAACAAAAGGTTTTTATATACACGGATATTATTCAAATGCTTTGCCAACATCAGACGAAGTTTTGTTTAAAATTGTTAATAAGAATAATTCAAATGAATATTTTTCTATAGTTGTTAATAGTTCTACAATCTCCTATAGAATAAAATATCAGTCATCAGACGAATATGAAATTCTATCAGAAAATTCAAACAATCTTGTTTATAATTCACCAAATTTTAATTTTATCATTGGTATAGATATAGATGCTTTTGCAACATATTGCATGACTCAAAACCAACAGGGCAGGGGAACAGATGTAAAAAACTTTTTTGCAAATCAGTCTGACCTAATTGCTTATATTGGTGGAGATAGTAATTTAACTATTTCAAAAACCTGTTCTGCAAATATTTATTCAGTTAAATTTTTAACAGATGAGAATTTATCCAAACGTTCATCTTTAGTTTCTGCATCTGGAACTTTTACATATCCAGTAGACATAAGCAATGTTTTGACTACATCTGCATCATTGGCAAACAGCATTGTAGGTAGTTATGAAGTTAAACCATATCAAGATTATTTAAATCTTGCAAGCGTTGGATATAGACTTGGTGTATTTAGTAATGGTTATTGGAAAAATGCAATTCCCTTATCACAATTTTGCAAGGTAGAAAATGACACCGTATATCCATATAACTTTATTCAATTTAACATTGATTATGAATCATCTTTGCTAGAAAAAACAATTTCTTCAAAAAACTATTTTGATACAAATAGTTATGAAAATTCAAATGTAAAAACATATATAACCTTTGAACCAGTATCTAATTCATATAAAGAAGATTCTACTTTTACAACAACATTAGAGCCAAGTTCTGATAGAACCGTTATTCCAGGGGTATCTTGGGAAACAACAAAATATGAAATTGTTGATGGCTTTGTAATTTATCCACCAACTGGAATAGATATTAGAGAATATAATCTAGTTATACATATAGATTTTAATGTTGCAGACACTGAAAATAATTCTATAACTATTCAAAAAATGCAATTATCATCTCAAGCATATAATCAAAATTCTATAAAAACAATTGGAACAAAATATGGAACAGAACTTATTCCATATACATATAATACTTCGACATCGACATATGACTATAATGGTTATAATCCATTCTTAATTAGTAAAAGAGAGAACCCATACACATATATGGGCAGGGAATCTGGAATCAGACTTGTTGGATTTGATACAACAGTTGCTAACACTGTTCGTGGAATTAGAATTCCTATTAACCAAACAGCAAATATTAGCATGATGCAACTATCTATATTTTACAATGCTGAATTAGACACAAGTTCTTCTCCGTTCTATGCAAAATTTCCAAATTCATCAGAAAAAGTATTTGAAATAAAGGCTCAAAACAAGACAGTTGAAGTTGTTTTAACAAGAACAGGAAACGGAAATACCGCAACAATTTCGGCATCATTAAATGGAGTGGCAGACAATCAGGTATTTTATTTTATAAACGGTAAGCATGATAATGTTCCAACAATTACTACAAATCGCTGGTACACACTTGGAATATTTTTTAAGGAACCACTTATATTTGACCCTAGTGGCGAATTCAATCTAATTGGCGGTATATCAATTGACAACCTATCATATTATCAATTTAAATTTGCTGCTGGAACCTGGAATGACCTAACATCATTAACATGGAACTCCATAACTCCTTATACTTGGAATTTTATAATTGATAATAGTTATTGGTTAAATAACCTAATAAATTGGAATACAACGTGGAATTCCATAACACCATACACCTGGTCAATAATCAATAATAGCAGTTCTTGGGAAAATGTCTTAGGACCAACATCAATATCTTCAAAAAATATGTACTCAATGTTTACTGGAACAAATAGAATTATTGGTGAAACAAGTCTAACTAATAATTTAGGCTTGGTTGCAGCAGAATATAAATATCTGGATAGCCCAATTAAACAAACTTATGTTGTCAGTGTGGCATAATGTGGTATAATAGTGGTTATGAATATAGATGTTAACAAAGATATTGGTCAAGTCATGCCCAACCAAATTGGCAAAACAAGAGTTTCTGTCATAGAAGAACCATTTTCAGACTATGGTATTTATGTATGGCAGTTGCGTTCTGGCAAAGTTTTGACAGATGACAACGGAAATGCCCTGTCAATTGACTCAATGCGTGATGACCAATCAAGAATTATCCTATTACAAAAAGAAGCCTCTTGGCTAGGTTTTCCAGATGGTAGACCAATCTTTATGCCAAATGTTCGCAAGGTATCCGATGAAGAATACTCAGAACAACTAGACCGTATGACACAAGGGCTAATTCCTTCTGAAACAGACCTTGGTGCAATCATCGATGCAAAAAAGACATTTGATAAGTTTGGAAGCGATGACTAATGAGTTATTATGAAAATGCCTACACTCCTGCTCGTTTAGACGAAGTACCAGAAAATAAAAATCAATTTGCAGACTTAGACCCATTCACAAAGTCATGGGATGACATTAAAGGTCTAAGTGGCATGAACACTAACTTTAAGCGTAGAAGTGCTAGAATGGCTAAGGCTCTTGGCGATGACGCTTACCTTGAATCTGCTGGAGCAATTCAAACTGGTATTAATGGTGCTCGTTCTACTGCAATTAATCCAGGAATTGTATTCCGTAATGCATATTCACTCTTTGACGTAATTACTCCACCATATAATTTATATGAACTAGCAAGTTACTATGATACTTCATTTGCCAACCACGCTGCTATTGATGCAAAGGTTGAAAACACCGTTGGTCTTGGTTATGACTTTATTATTTCAGATAAAACTAGCCTTAAATTAGAGGCTGCTTCAGCAGACCAGATGGCTCGTGCTCGCAAACGCATTGAAAAACTCAAAGTACAACTTCGTGATTGGCTAGAAGGTCTAAACCAAGATGAATCATTCACATCCGTCCTTGAGAAAGTATTTACAGATGTTCATGCTATGGGTAATGGATATATCGAAGTAGGTAGAACTGTTACTGGAGAAATTGGCTATGTTGGTCACATTCCTGCATCCACTATGCGTGTGCGTAGACTTCGTGATGGCTATGTTCAGATTATTGCAAATAAGGTTGTTTACTTTAGAAATTTTGGGGCAAAGAATGTAAACTACATTACCGATGACCCAAGACCTAATGAGATTATTCACATTAAAGAATACTCTCCATTAAATACTTTTTATGGTGTTCCAGATGTATTGGCAGCCATGCCATCTCTTGTTGGAGATATGCTTGCTTCACAATACAATATCGATTACTTCAACAATAAGGCTGTTCCTCGCTATATTGTTACACTAAAGGGTGCACAACTTACACAGGAAGCAGAGGATAAACTATTCCGTTTCTTACAGACAGGTCTTAAAGGTCAGTCACACAGAACTCTATATATACCGCTTCCAGGAGATTCAGAAACCAACAAAGTAGAATTTAAGATGGAGCCAATTGAAAATGGTGTTCAGGAAGGCTCTTTTACAAAATACCGTGAGCAGAACCGTGATGATATCTTGGTAGCACACCAGGTTCCTTTATCTAAACTTGGCGGTAGCAGTTCATCAACAATTGCTGATTCACTAGCACAAGACCGCACATTCAAAGAGCAGGTAGCAAGACCAGCACAGCGTAATCTTGAAAAGATTCTGAATAAGATTATCCGTGAAAAGACAGATATTCTAGAATTTAAATTTAATGAACTTACACTTACCGATGAGTTGGCTCAGTCGCAGATTCTTACTAACTATGTTAAGAACCAAATCATGGTTCCTAACGAGGCTCGTGAACTTTTAAACTTGCCAGAACGTGAAGAAAGCGATTCTATGATTCAGCCAACTGCTAGACAGGCTGCAGATTCTAATGCTAATAACGCAAAAGACAGAACTCGTGATGGAGAACGTCAACAGGCACAGGCAGACAATACAGCAACTACTCAGGGTAGAAATCCAAAGGGCGAGGGGAGACGTTCCTCATAAAAAAGTGGTATAATAACATTTGTATAACACTTTCATAAAAAGGGGCTATAATTAATAGTATGAGTATTCAGAAGGCACATTTTGACATTGACGGAAATAATGTCCGTATCTCTATGCCTCTTACAAAAGTAGATGCAGAACGCAGAATTGTATCTGGATTTGCTACGCTTGATAACATTGACAAGCAGAATGATATTGTTACCCCAGAAGCATCTCTTAAGGCATTCTCTAAATTCCGTGGAAACATTCGTGAAATGCACCAACCAAAGGCTGTTGGAAAAATGGTAGCATTCAAAGAAGATAAATATTTTGACCCAGAAACAAAGAAGTTTTATCAGGGTATTTATGTGTCAGCCTATATTTCCAAAGGTGCAGAAGATACTTGGGAAAAGGTTATTGATGGAACTTATACAGGTTTTTCAATTGGTGGCAAAATGAATAAGTGGGATGATGCATATGATGAGAAAATGGATGCTGCTATCCGTATTATCAAGGATTACGATTTGGTTGAACTTTCATTGGTGGATAGTCCAGCAAATCAGTTTGCCAATATTCTTTCTGTTGAGAAGGTAGATGGCGTTGATACTGTTGTTGGCAACGGTACACAAACAGTTCTAGAAAATGTATTCTGGGACAAAGAATCAGGATTGGTAACAATCTCAGAAGAAGATTCTGCAGTTAGCCCAGTAACAGGTGCAACAATGCAGAACATAGGTTTTGTCGAGAAGTCAGATGCTGACAAACTTGACATGATAAAGTTCTTAGTAGATAGTGCTAAAGGCATTAATACTTCTAAGACTATTAAAAAGGAGAATGATAACATGACCGATGAAAACGTAAACGTTGAATCAGTAGATGTCGTTCCAGAGGCAGAAGTTGTAGTTGACACTCCTGCTACAGAAGAAGTTGTTGAAGAGGCTCCAGTAGCCGAGCCAGCACATGTAGAAGAAGTTGTAGAAGAAGTTGTTCCAGGTTCAGAGGAAGTAATTGCCAAGGCAGTTAATGAACTAGGTACAACTGTTACAACAGCCTTTAGCGACATTGCGGCAATCGTAAAGTCTCTAGCAGATGCAAATGCATCTCTAGTTGCAGAAGTTGCCGAACTAAAGAAGTCTCTTGGATTTGTTACTGCAAAAGTAACAGATGCAGAATCAGACTTTAACAATCTTGGAAAGCGTATCGATGCTGTAGAAGCAGACACTGCTTTCCGTAAGTCTGGTGACCTCGGAGAGGTCATTCAGGAACCAGTACTGGTGGAAAAATCAGTATGGGGCGGAAGTTTCCTCACAACATCCGATTTACTAAAATAAATTTACTAGGAGGTGAAAAATAAAATGTCAGAAGAAATTATCAAAAATATGCCTTCAGGTGCGTCTCCAGTTTCTGGATACCCTAACGCTGAAGGTGCTTTCGGTACATCAACTAGCGTATCGTCAGGTACAGGTGCTTTTTCAGAGCACGGTACTTACTTGGCTAACAGCCCAACCGCTAACTTTGGTGTAACAACTGGTGCTAATGGTGTAAACCCATCTGCTACTGCAAGTCCGACTTACCCAGGTACTGGTATCCTACGCCCTGAACAGGCAAGACGATTCATCGACTATGTTTGGGACGCAACCACACTTGCACAGGACGGTCGCAGAGTAACAATGAGAGCAAACACAATGGAACTTGAGAAGATTAACGTGGGAGACCGTGTTATTCGTGCTGCAAGCCAGGGTGTCTCAACTTACACTAACACTGGTGCTACCTTCTCTAAGGTAGAACTAACAACCAAGAAGATTCGTCTAGACTGGGAAGTTTCCTCAGAGTCACTCGAAGATAACATCGAGGGTGCTGCTCTAGAAGACCACCTAGTTCGTCTAATGACTAATGCTTTCGGTAACGACATTGAAGACCTAGCCATTAATGGTGACGGTTCAACTGGTTCGTTCCTAAGTATTATGAACGGATTCATCAACTTGGAAAAGACCAACCCTAACGTTGGTTCTGGTTCTAACCTTGGAAGTGCACACGAAGTTGTAAATGCATCTGCAATTACAGATTGGACAACAGACAAGTTGCAAGCACTTATCTTGGCTATGCCTCGTAGATATCGTGCTATCACTAACGGTCTAAAGTTCTATGCTGGTACAGACACATTTGCTAACATCGTTAAGAACAATGGTACTGTCTACAACGTCATCGGTTCTACCGAAGGAAGTCGTGGAGAGTTCCTTGGTGGTGCAAACCAGACCTTCGGAGGTGCTCGTCAGACTCGTGTTCTAGGTGTGCCTGTTCTTGAAGTTCCTTACTACCCTGCAGGATTTGTTGACCTAACATTCCCACAGAACCGTATTTGGGGCTTCCAAAGAGACATCACTGTGAACCGTTTCTACGTTCCTAAGAAGGACACAATTGAATACACTGTATTCGTTCGTTTCGGCATCGCCTGGGAAGAACTTGATGCAGTTGCATTCCAAGACGCAACTACAGAATAATAAAATTCTGTAATGCGTTCCCTTTGATTGGGGGTAGGGATAAACTCTCTACCCCCTTTCGACATTTATCTGGTATAATTAAATTAAAATCTAAGGAGGTTTTATCATGGCTGAAAAAGAAAACAAGTCTATTGAAACACCTATTGTTGATGATGTAGTTGTAGAAACAGTTGCAGAACCAGTAGTAGAAGTAGTAGAAGACAAGGTTATCGTAGCACCAGCACCAACAAAAGAAGTCCCAACTTTGGGATTTGATAAGGATGGTGTAATGGGTTCTACCACAACAAAGGCTGAAAAAGTAAAGAAAGAAGAAGTTGTTAAAGTTGACATGCCAGTTGGCAAGGTTGCTTTATATTCTACAAGAAATCTTTATGCAGATGGATACGGAAAGATTAATGTTGGATACAACATTGTTCCTAAAAAGTATTCAGATTTCTGGCTAACACAGCGTGGAGTTCGCTTGGCAACCCCAACAGAGGTTGCGGAGGCATTTGCCTAAATGGAAGTATTGAGAGTTCCACCATATCCAATTTCAACTAAATGGGATGTCCCAGATGCTAACGCACCCTACATCTTTGAGGTTGAGGATTTGGTGGACCACTCAATTGAGCAAACAACACTAACATCGGATGCAAATAAACAGGTTACATACATTATCCCACGAGCAAAAGCACAGTATGACCGTGACTTTGCTGTAAAAATTTATGATACAGATTTGTATGGTGAAATTGTTACAGAGTCAAATTTAACAATTTATCGCCCATATGTTGACCCAAACTTACTGGGAACAACAGCACAAGAAATTTATGAATATCAAGAGTATGAAATCATTGCTCGTTCTATCATTGATACATATCTTCAAGAAGGTTCTGGAACTGGTGGTGCCTTTTATAATCACAAACTTATCATCCAGCGTACAGGCGAGGGTAACGACTATTTCCCAGTATGGCATCCAGTAAACCGTGTGTTAAAAGTATATGAAAATAACGTTCTTGTTTATGATGCAGAGAACACCCCTATTGGTATTGCAATTCAGAACGTAGATGTTACCAGCGGTGTCCTAACTCTTACTACAACCATTTCTCATGGTTTCCAGGTTGGTCAGGCTGTAATAATTTCTGGTGTAACTCCATCAAAATTCAATGGAACATTCTATGTAACAGCAGTACCAACAGCAACTACATTTAGTCTTGATAATGCAGATATTTCTGCAACAGATAATGAGGCAATTACCACTCGTGGTGGTGTAGAGTCTGTTTGGGAATATACCTATAAACCAACACTAGATAACTCAGCAATTATGAGAGTTCAAGATGGTATTTATAATAGACTTGAACAAACTCCCTTAACTATTCCACCTGCTGTTGGAGATTTAGGCTATTATGGATTCTATCCAATTAGTTTTCCAAAAGGATTTGACTATATCTTTATTGTAGATGCTGGTTTTAAAGCAGTTCCACCAGATGTTGAGATTGCTATTAAGATGCTAATTGAAGATATTAAATGCGGAAAAAACGATTACTACAATAGATTTGTAACGCAATATAGCACAGACCAGTTTGACATTAAGTTTGCACCACAATTTTTGGAGGGTACTGGAAACATGATTGTAGATAAAATCCTTAGTAACTATAAGGGTACACTCATTAAACCAGGATTACTATGATATGCGAAACAACAGACTTTATGTATCCACTGCTTGCAGATATTTACTATCCAATAGTTGATACTGGTGCATATGGTAACCTAAAAAAGACTTGGGTTCTAGATAAAACAATGGCATGTGCTTTTGTTCCAGCAGGAACCAAAAACAAAAAAGACGTAAATGCAGAACCTAACATTAATATTGATAATTCAATAATTGGAAGAACTCGGTCAGATATAACAATTTCAGATAACAATGCTCCATATTCATTAACAAATATAGTTGTTGCAAACATAAGAAATGCAAATGGAGAAATAATTTATAAAGAATCTGCTGGAGCACGTTCTGGACAATCAACGTTATTTGAAGTGGCTACGTTTAATCCAATTGTTGGTCCTTTTGGCAATATTGAATATTATATGATAATGCTAAGACGTTCTGAAAACCAGGCGGTAGACCTATGATAGTTACATTTGATTCTAAAACACTTATTAAAGAATTAAATAATTTAACAAATTATTCTATTGGATTTTTAGAAGGTGTGGATGCAGCAAAAGAAATATTTATAGATAATTTTGGAAAAAGTGTTATCGAATCACTCAAAAACTTTATAGACACAAATGCCAGGGTAAACCCAGAATCATTACATCACGTTTATGAATGGTATCAAACAGGTAGTCCAGAAGCAAGACTATTTGATATAGAATATACTGTAGTAGGAAAAAATACATTAACATTTAATTACACCTTTTCTCAGTCTTTGTCATATTCACAAAACTCTAGTCAGCCATTTTATGATAAAGCAAACATTATGGAAAATGGCATTCCAGTTACAATTAGACCAAAAGCAAAAAGTGTAATAACATTTAATGACAATGGTGAGCAAGTATTTACTAAAAAACCAGTAATCATATCTAGACCAGGTGGGGATGCAGTGCAAGGAGGCTTCGAAAGAATACTAAAGTCATTCTTTGAAAGTTATTTTACTCAATCATATATTATGATTAGTGGAATAAAAGAACATTTTAACAATCCAGAGCCATACAAGAGAAACTTAAAGTCTGGAATTAAACAAGGTGGCAAATCATTGGGATTCAGAACAGGATTTGAATGGACAGCGAAAGGTGGTAAAATAGAATAATGAGCAGAACATCTATTCTTAATACACCTGTTTTATGGGTAAATGCATATCTTCAAGACAAACTTCAGGGTCTTGGGTTTGATACCGTTCCATTTTTTCCAACAACCCCATCAACAATTAATGATTTGACAGACTATTTTCCACCAGGTGGAATCATGTGTACATATGACAGACTAATTCGTATGCGTAAATCACCATTTCCCCATATTAAATGTGAAGAATTACTTTATTATTTTTATGCCACTGCTGAAAATTCAGTAATTAATATGATTAAAATCACCGAAAAAGTAAATAGACTTCTTGATAGAGAAGATGAATCAGCACAAGAACTTAATGATTGGTGCAGACAAAAAGGCTCAATCATTGTAGAGGGAGAAGTAATACAGCCAAACTTTAATTTTGTTAATTTTAAAGTTTTTCAGTTGCAAGAAACTCGTGATATTATTAATTTTGGAACAGCCAGAACTTATGGGGGCAACAAAATAGTCGTATATTACGATTATGTAATGCTTCAATTAGATTAATTATAAAAGGCATGTTATACTTATATAGAGGAAACAAAAGCCCAATTATTCGCACAATGAAAGGTGGTGAAAAAATATGGGATATACAAGAGGTACAAATTCCAACATTATCGTTGGTGCAGCAGCATTCTTTGTTACTAGGGATTCACAGTCATTGAGTGCAGCAACAATTCCAGGTTTCGTTGGTGGTGAGTCTTACAAGACTTCGCTAACAGACCGCTACGCTACTCAGTTCCGTAACGTTGGTTACACCAATAACGGTCTTGAAATTACCTTTGCTCCAGACTTTGGTGAAGTTATGGTAGACCAACTACTAGACACAGCAAAAATCTTTAAGCAGGGTATGAAGGTAACACTGAAGACAACTCTTGCTGAAGCAACACTAGAAAACCTACTTCTAGCAATTGCTGGTAAGGACGTTGACTATCAGCCAGGACTAGGAAACCTAATTTCAACAGTATCAGAAGTAACATTCTTGGCTAACTTGACCAACATGACCCAACTTACAGTTGGTAACTTGGCTTCAATTACAAGCAACGTTACACTGAGCACAGTTGGTACTCTAGGTGCAGTTACTGACTCTATTCTAGACATCAACTCTGGTGACTTGGGAGACTATCCAGTAGAACGTGGTATTATTGCAGTTGGTCCAGGTCTTGGAAACAAGGATGGATTCGAAGCAACAAGTCCAACCACAGCAGACCAGCAAGAACGTGTTTACATTGCATACCGTGCTGTTTCAATCGATTCAGTTACAGTTTCAGCAAAGCGTGACTCTGCTACTGCATTCGAAGTATCGTTCCGTCTTCTTCCAGATGACACAGGTTCATATGGAAAGATTGTAGACAGAACCTTCTAAAACTAAATAACAACTAAATATCATTGAGACTGCCCTGGGGATTCCTGGGGCAGTTTCTTTTGGTATACTTATATTATGCCTACTAAAATATATGATATAAACGAGATAGAACTTGTAGATGGAACAATCCTAGAGATAAGTCCACTAAAGATTAAATATCTAAAAGAATTTATGGAAAAATTTGAAACTATACACTCATGTACTAATGATGATGAGTCTGTTACAGTTCTTGCTGAATGTGTAAGAATAGCAATGAAACAGTTTTATCCAGCAATAAAAACCATAGAAGACGTTGAAGACAACATTGATTTACAAACAATTTATAAAATTATAGAATATTCTGCAGGTATAAAAATTAAACCAGACAAATCAGATATTCCTATGAATACTCAGCCAACAAATTCATCAACAAAAAACTCTTGGGAAAATATAGATTTGGCAAAACTAGAGTCCGAAATATTTGTTTTGGGTATTTGGAAGAATTTTGACGAACTTGAGTCCAATATATCTATGCCAGAATTAATGACAATTCTTGAAATGACTAGAGAATTAGACTATAATGAAAAGAAATTCTTGGCTGCTATGCAGGGCGTTGATTTAGATGAAGCATCTGGAAAAACAGTAGAAGACCCTTGGGAAGCCATGAAAGCCAGGGTAGCGTCAAAAGTATCTGGTATTGGTAATGGAGACCCTAACGACATTACATCACTTCAAGGTGTAAAGGCTCAACAGATGGGCTTCGGTATTGGAATGGGTCTTGACTACGAAGTAGTTGAAAAATAGCATTGCTTTATGCTATAATTATATAGAACCTTAAGGAGGATTCATGTCTACAACTATTAATGAAACAAAAACTGTAGAACTACTGGATGGTACAAAGATTCCAGTACGACCACTAAAAATCTCTCTTCTACGTCCTTTTATGAAGAAATTCGAAGGGATTGCAGAAGTTGCAGATGACAACGAGAAGTCAATGACACTTCTCATGGAGTGTGTACAAATTGCTCTTCAGCAATATGCTCCAGAAATAGCCAAGGATTCAAAGGCTCTAGAAGACCTTTTGGACCTACCAACCGTATACAAGATTGTTGAAGAAGCATCTGGTATTAGACTTAGCGAAGCATCGCTAATAGGTGGTTTAATCGGCTAGTAAAGCGGTGTAGTTGAATGGCTGATATTGAATCCAACATAAAAGTAAATATAGATACGTCAGATGCTCTGGCTCAACTTAAGTTACTTCAGCAACAGATATCAGCCTTTCAGCAAGCCATGCGAAATGCAGGGGCACAAAATGCCGCTGCTGCTGCTGCAATGCAGCAAAATCTTGTAACATCTATTAATGCTACTGGAAAATTCCAAGCAAATATAAAGACAATCAAAACAAGTGCAGAATCTTTTACCGAAGCACTTGAAAAGAATAAGATGTCTATTGGCGAATACTTTCGCTATGCTGGTGGGGCATCTAAAACATTTGGTAAATTATTCAAATCAGAATTCGCTACAATACAACAAGTAGCAATTGAACGAGTAAAAGAAGTTCAGACTCAATACATTAAACTTGGTCGTGATGCTAGTGGAGCAATGAAGGCTATTTCTGTAAAGCCACTTGCTCTTGACATGAACAACCTTGCAACTAAAACACAAATTGCTGCTCAAAGACAACAGTTGTTTAACCAACTTATGAAGCAGGGTTCTACACAACTTCTAAACTTTGGTAAGAATACACAGTGGGCTGGTCGCCAGTTGATGGTTGGTTTTACAATCCCACTTACAATGATGGGGTCTGCTGCTGCTAAAGCATATATGCAAATTGAGGCAGCATCAGTTAAGTTTAAACGTGTCTATGGTGACATGAATACAACAACAACAGAAACCAATAAAATGGTTAAATCTGTTCAGGCTTTGGCTAATCAATTTACTCAATATGGTCTTGCAGTTGCAGAAACCATGGATATGGCTGCCCAGGCTGCTGCTATGGGTAAAACTGGTTCAGACCTTTTAGCACAAATCAACCAATCTGCAAAACTTGCAGTTCTTGGTGGTGTAGACCAACAGAAGGCACTGGAAACAACCATCAGCCTTACAAATGCATTTGGTGTTTCTGCACAAGACCTTGGCAAAAACATTGACTTCTTGAACGCAGTAGAAAACCAGACAACACTTAGCATTGAAGACCTCACAATCGCTATTCCAAAGGCTGCTCCAGTTGTTAAGCAACTTGGTGGAGATGTTAAAGACCTTGCATTCTTCCTAACAGCAATGAAGGAAGGTGGAATTAACGCATCTGAAGGTGCCAACGCCATTAAGTCTGGTCTTGCATCTTTAATTAATCCATCACAAAAAGCATCACAATTTTTACAAAGTTTTGGAATCAATGTTAAAGGAATTGTTGAAGCAGATAAGGGTAATCTAAAGAAAACAGTCATTGATTTTGCCAAAGCCTTAGACACGCTTGACCCACTAAACCGTGCTCGTGCTATTGAGCAAATGTTTGGTAAGTTCCAGTTCTCTCGTATTTCTACATTGTTCCAGAATGTAATTGCAGAGGGTAGCCAAGCACAACAGGTAGCAGAACTATCAAAGAACTCAGCAGAAGAACTTGCTATCCTATCAGAACGAGAAATGAAAAAGATTTCAGATTCTCCAATGTTTAAGTTCCAAAAATCTATTCAAGATATGCAAGCAAAACTTGCTCCTGTTGGTGAAGCATTCCTTAAGGCTATTACTCCAATAGTTGAATTTGTTGGCAAAATATTAGATGGTTTCAATAATCTTAGTTCTGGTGCAAAAAGTTTTATAACTATTTTAGTAACTGCTGTAGCAGGTATTGGACCATTGCTACTTATGACATTCGGTTTGATTGCAAACGGTATTGCAAACATTATGAAATTGTTTACAAATATCAAAGCATTTATAAATAAAACCACAAAGCCATCCGATATTATTGGTGAACAAACTAAGTATATGACAACAGAGCAATTAAATAGTGCTGCTATTGCAGACTCTTTAGACCAAGCACATGCCAAACTTAAACAAACTTTTACATCAGAAACAGAAGCATTAAGAAAACTAACTGAAGCATATCGTCAAGCAGTTCAAGCACAACAAGGATATGCTGGTATTCCTGGAGTTCCAGTTGGAAATCCAAATGCAACACCTCCAAAGAAATATGCAAATGGTGTATCTTATGTTCCTGGTCCAAGAGGTGCTGGAGACATTATTCCAGCCCTATTGTCTCCAGGTGAAGCAGTCATTCCTGCAAAACATGCACAAAAGTATGCTCCAGTAATTGCTGGTATGGTTTCTGGAAATCTTCCAGGATTTGAAAGTGGAACTACTGGTGTTGGTATGCGTCAAAGCACTATTGGACCACTTACGGAAAAACAAACAGAAGGATTATTAAGAACAGGAAAAACTCTTAAAGAGATTAGCGATGAAGTTTATGCTGGTCCATATGGTCAGATTCCACCAGAACAATATATTAGACAAATTGAGCCAACCAAGGGTCATTCTTTCCCTGCTTTTGAGGTTGGCGGTATTTATGAAAAGGCTGATGGAACAAGAGTATTCGTTAAGCCACAAATAGATTTGACATCAGCATTAGCAGAAGTTCGTGGAACTCAGATTGCAAGAGATGCCCATCAACTAGTAACACCTATGCAAAAAATTGTTACAATGATGGACCCAACAGACCCAGAAGGAAGAAGAAAATTCATTGCTCTTGAATCACCATTAAGTGAACAAATTGCAAATATTAAAACATCATTTACCAAAGATGAATATTTTAAACAACTTGTTGCATCGCTTCTTCGTGGAGATAAAGATTTAGGTATTGGTAATCTTGGCGGCAATGTTCTTGCTGACGTTGGTCCTGCTGGTGTATTCCAGAGGGCATCAGGAAAACGTCAACTTGGTGGCAGAATTAACTCAATGGAAGAACAAGCCATCATTAACTTACTTGGTGTAAAGGGTGGTGCCAAGAGATTCTTTGCAGAAGCAACTTCTGAAATTGCTAGAGGTATGTCTCCAGATGCATATGATGCAGCAATGAAGGCTGAAATCGCTTCAGTTCTATCTAGATTCCCATCCGTTATAAATAGTTTTGGTTCTCTAACTCCAGAAGAAAAGGCTGCATATGCAGACATGGAGAACCGCCTAAAGCAAGGCTCAATGACTGACTGGCGTAAATATCAAGGAATTCATTCTGCAGTAACCCCTAAAAAATATAAAGATGGTGGAATTGTAGGATATCTTAAAGGTAGTAAAGGAATTAAAAAAGAATCAGACTATACTCCACAAGAGATTTATGAATTATTAAAAATTCAAGAAGCACACGCTTATGGTGAAATGGATATCAAAGATAAAAATGTTCAAGAACAACTTAAACGAGTATTTTCTGAATCAAGTCCAGAAGACTTTAATAAATTTAAAATTCTTAGCAATCTTACTATGAGTTTGCCAGGTAAATTAAATCAATTAATTAAAGAAACTGGCAATGGTGTACAGGGACCAATTTTTAGTCAGGCATATAATGCTTTGCGTGGAAAACTAAGCAAAACTGCAAAAATGTCTGGTGTCAAAAATATGTCAGATGCTCAAACTCTTGAAGATATTATTGGAACAAAATTTGTAGGAGAGCCATTAATCAAAGATTCAATATTTGCAAAAATAGTTGAATCAACCATTAATGAACAAACTGCAAATGTTTCTCAAATTGGCTCTGCAGCAAACTTAATTTGGGAAAGAACAAAACAAGTTGGAACTGTTCGTCCTAAACGTGATAATTTAGACACACAAAAATGGAATGAATTAATTACAACAATGCTACAAAATGATGAGTTAGTTGTAGTTCCAGGAAATGAAAATGGTTTTCCAGTTGCACAAACACCATTTGGTGGACGTTTTGGAAGAATCATGTCGGATGGCATTGGCTCAAGCAAAACTGCTGAAGGTCGTGCTATTCGTAAATTGGCACAAGATGCAGCAAACCAATGGGCTAAATCTGGAAATCATAAGTTGCCACTGCCACTAGTTGACCTTGGCAATGGAAATGTTGTTCAGTTAAAATGGAGAGACAATAGTGCAAAACCAGGAACATTCTCATCCGATGAATTTCCTGCTTATGATGATAAAAGTAAAAAATATGCATCAGACCTATCTTTTGCACCTGGTGGATTAAATGTTCTTAAAAATCTTGGATATTTTGCTAAAGGTGGAATAATTCCTGGAGGACAAGATGAAAAATATAAATACCTAGAAAAAGACAGAGGTTTTTATAAAACTGCATTAGCCTATGCTGCTATGGAAAAAGCATATAGGGATAAGAAACCAAATGCTGCACAACTAAAGGGTGCCTACACCAACCTAAGAGCCAAATATGGAATTATGGATAGTGAGATAGTAGATGAATACTATTGGGACGAACCAGAACAAATTGAGGCAAGAGTTGCAGCAGAATGGGCAAAAGCCTACCCTGGATTGAAACTTGCTAAGGGTGGAACTATACCAGGATATGCTAAAGGAAGTTTCGACATTCCTGGTATGGGACAAAAGAAATCAGCATATTCTGATGCAAAACTAAAACACAATATCCTTCTTAAACTTGTAGAGTTAAAGAAACAAGGATTGCCAGATGATGCAGTAATTCAATCAATCAGGTCTAATCCAGAATTTGCTAATGCACTAGCAGAATATGAAAAGTTTGGTCAAAGACCAAGGCTAAATGTTACAAGTTTAAATACAGCAATGCGTTTAAAGAGTGACAAGGCTCTCGACAACGCTGTTGGTAGAAGTGCAGAATATCTTGAACAACAGTCATTTGGATATAAAGCAAAAAAGATAGCAAAGGCTACTCCAGGAAAAATTGGTGAAGTTGCACAAGGTTTAGCGTATGCTGGTATTGCAGGAATCGCAGGATTAGGCAGTATGGCTGTAACAAATCCACTAGGATTCAGGGCTGCTACTAGTGGTTTAGGAGAACTTGCAAAAGTAGTTTTGGCAATGTTTGGACTTCATCTAAATAAGGGTGGTGTTATTCCAGGGTATGAAGAAGGTACTCCAGAAGTTCTTCCACAAGGATTTTCTGCTATGCCAACACAAGCAGAAAAAGATGCACAAGTTGCATTTGTTCAGAATTCTCCATTAGCCCAACTACAACGTGGTGACGCATTAGCAAGTTTGGTTGCCAAGTCTACAATTGGTAAGGGAAACCAAATGTTCCGTGTTCCTACCATTAGACAAAATGAAGAACTAGCCACAAAAAAGGTTGGGGACATAGTTGATATTGGTAATAGGTTTACATCTATTGCAGACCAAACGCAACTGCAAGCAATAGGAATGACTGCTGCAGGAAAACTAAATACAGGAAATAGAGAACGTGCTGTAAACACTATCCTGAAACTTGTTGCTGGCTACGATATGCCAGGAATTATGAATCACAACTCATACAATCCTGATTATAAAAAACAAGCATTTGGAGAAAAGGGTGGTGCAGAATATCCATTCCAGTCAGAGGGAGTTCTTCCTCCAGGACTTAAAGGCAAGATTACTAATATTGCTCAAAGTGGAGACCAAAAAATAATTGAAGTCTTAATTCAAAAACTTGCTAAGGGTGGAATAATTCCAGGGTATGCTAATGGTGGTTTTATTGCAACACAAAAGCCAAAGGCATCAGTATTTGATATTGATGATACCCTTCTTGACCTATCTTCTTTTATGCCAGCACACGAAGCAAAAAACGAAAAACTTCCTAAAGACCAAAGAACAAAATGGCACGAAGAGGCTGCAAAGAATCCTAAAGGTATTCCTGCAGCAATTGAAAGACTAAGGGCTGCACAGGCTCGTGGTAATAAGATTCTTCTTATGACTGCTAGACCACAGTCATATGACATGGTTACAATGGATACCCTACAAAAACTGGGTATTGATACTAACAATGTAAAACTAATTTCTAGAGCAAGCAAAGATTATCGTAAACCAGAACAGATGAAGTTTGATAAAACTTCTAAGTATATGCAATGGTATGACATTGAAGAATTTTACGATGACCTTGCAGAGACTCGTGCTGCTATCAATCAATTAGGTATTAATGCAATTGACCCACTTGCCCTTGCTAAGGGTGGAATTATTCCTGGAAAAATTGGTCCACTTCATAAAGATTATGTTCCACCAATTACCGCAAAAGTTGGAACACCATTTTATGCTATAGAAACAGATTATGAAGGTGTAAACGATAGTGATGGTTTATTTACTTCTAAGGAAGCAGCAGATGCATATATTGCTCGTATGGCTAAAGAGTATTATGGCAACAATAAAGAAATGCAAAAACTTCATTTTGACAGAACTCATGCTGTTCCTATGTATGGCAGCACAATGGGCGGACCTACTCAATGGGGCATTAATGTTGATTATGAAGGTGTTGCTCCAGATTGGGGAACATTCCCTAATAAAAAAGCCGCTAATAATTTTATAGCAAAATATGTCGAACAGTTTAATGACCCAGAAGCAAGAAAACGATATGCCAGCACTATGCATCCTGTTCCAATGAAGATTAATAAATCGGAATTGATGAAGAAACTTGCTAAGGGTGGAATAATTCCAGGATATGCTAAGGGTGGAATTATAGGTTCCATTTGGAATAGTCTATCTAACATTGGAACACAAGATGGAGAGTTCTCAGATAGACAACTTGGTGGTATGGTTAAATACGTAGCAGTAGACGGTGCTTTTCCAAAAAACTTTAAACAATGGGAACCAAATGATGAGTTTTCTGCTGCATTTAGAAAATATAGAGAAATTAAACATTTAGAATATTCTATTCCAGCAATGGAAAAGTTTGTATCAATGTATAAACCTGGAATGAAAAAAGAACAATTAATGATTGATATGTATGATTCCGAAGGTGGTAAAAGATTATTTAGAAGAGGTAATCCAGAACTTTCAGGATTAGTAAGTAAGTCTAAAGAACAACAGTTAGCAAGAATAGAACAGGTTAAACAACAAGTTGCACAGTTCTATCAAAGTAAAGAATATGCAATGTTACAGGGTGCAAAAGGTAAAAATGCTAGTGCTTGGTTGATGCAACAACTAAGGCGTATGGGTAAATCCAATGTTTACTCTGCAATAGAAATGAAAGATAGATTTGCAGATAAAAAAGAAAATATTATTATTGGTGCCGAAGTAAGTGCACATGAACAAAAAATTGAAAATGCAATTGATGAAGGTCTTAGCCCTGGAGAAATTGCATTACTAAAACAAGAAGCATTAAGACATAGAACAACTTCAAGATTAAAGGTTGGGGCTCTAAAGCATCCAAAAGATGCAGGAAGTAAAAATGGAAGATATTTTGGTCCAGGCATGTACTTTGCAGAAGACCAACTAGATTCTAAAAAACTATTTTCTGATTTTGGAAACAATGTTTATAAACTAGACCTATCAGATGAAGAAAAAGAATTTGTAAGAAATAGTAAAGGCTATATTGATGAAGCAACAATGATTCAAAAAGCAAAAGAATATAAACATCTTTTGCGTGATAGAGGAATTAATGATGCTTGGTTTGGCGATAAAACTATTCGTGGAGTATTTGGTGCTAAATGGACAGACCCATTTATTCAAAAACTTATGGAAGAGGGATACATTGGTTATCAACATGGAAAGGCTTTTACTGATTGGTATGTTGGTTCTAGACCTGGCTATGGTTTAAAGAAAACTAAATATGCTAATGGTGGAATTATTCCAGGATATGCCAAGGGCACTAGTAAAGTAGATGAGTTTGCAGGATACGATGAATATCTTGGAACTCCAGAATACTATAACTGCCCTCACGGTTTTGTTTTTGGAGAAGGATGCCCTGCATGTAGAAAAATATCTAATGATTCGATGTATAAGCAAGGATACAAAAAATGTACTGCACAAACTAAAACTGGTCAACGCTGTAAAAACTTTGCAGAAGCAAATGAACAATTATGTAGTTTCCATAAGAAAAATGGTGCAGAAGCAAAGTATATCCAAAGAGGAACACAAAGACCAGTTCAAAGTTGGATAGAATCATTAAAACTTGCAGATGGTGGATACGTTGACCCATATGACGATTTACCAAGTGATTATTTTGACTGTCCTCATGGATACCTATATGGTGAAGGATGTCCTACCTGTAAGAAAGCAAGAAATAACGAATGGTATGCACAAGGATATAAAAAATGTACTGCTCAAACAAAGAATGGTAAGCGTTGTCAAAACTGGGCAAACCCTAATGAGCAATTATGTAATTTCCATAAAAAGAATGGTGCAGAACCTGTTTATAAACAATTAGGTATAGCGAGAGAAATAGAAAAGCCTTATAAGTTTGCAAATGGTGTATTCTCAGTTCCAGGACCAAAGGGTGCTGGCGATGTAGTTCCTGCAATGCTATCTCCAGGTGAGGCTGTTATTCCTGCTGATAGTGCCGCCAGACATCGTGGACTAATTACTAAAATGATTGCTGGTGATTTGCCAGGGTATGCCAATGGTGGAATTATTCCAGGGTATGCATTTGGAACACCAGAAGTTCCTGGTCAAAATTTTGGATTCCCAGGTTTTGGAGAAAGACCACTCAAGGTTATTATTATTGGCGATGAAACAAAGATTAATGACGATACATCAAAGGTTCAAAAAGAGGTTGCAAAAGAACAAAAGGCTGCTGCAAAAGACCAGAAAGATGCTGCAAAAGAATCAAAGAAATCAGACAAAGATATTCGTGACGCAATTATAAAAGACAAACAAGAAGCACGAAAAATGCAACAGGAAGCAATTGCTGAACAAAGAAAAATAACTGCAAACCAAGAAAGAGTCAAGGCTAACTATGACCAGATGACTGATAAAGAAAAGGCTAAATTTGATGAGAAGTTAAACAAGAAATATGAAAAAGAAGATAAAGACCTTCAGAAACAATATGACAAAGAAGATAAAGGTCCTTCAAAATTCTCTAAACTATTCAAAGCAAATAAGTTTACTGCTAAAGCAACAGGCATTGGCTATATGGCTTCTGGTGTTGTTGGATTAGCAACTCAAATACCTGGCGGAATTGGTCAGGCAGCCCAAGCCGCTTTGCCAGCCATTGGTGCAATGACTTCAGCAATGTCGATGATTCCTGGACCTGCTGGTATGGTTGTTGGTGGTTTGATGGCGGTAGCAACAATTGCAGGACAAATAGAAGCACACTTTAAAGCACTTAGAGAAGAATCTGCTAAAAACGTAAGAGCACTTGGTGCATCAACACAAGCCATGAGTAAGTTGTCAGAATTTGCTAAAAAGGTTGGTTCTAGAGAACTTATGGATAAGAGACGTGAAACATCAGCAAGCAGTTTCTTCTACATCAGACCAGGCAAAAAAACATTTGGTGAATCCTATATGGAATCAGAGGCTGGAAAAGAATTAACTCAAGAAACAAGTAGTTCACTAAAGTCTAAAAACCCACAGGTAACTTCAAAATTAATTTTGTCACAAATGGGAACAGCAATTACCGAAGGAATTCTGTCACCTGAACAAGCACGAAGTATTGTTTCTAACTTGGCAAAACAATTAAAGAATACTCAATTTGGTATAGATGTTAATGCAAAAATAACAGCAATGTATGGACCAGATGGAACTCCACTAGACTATTCAAAGAATTCTATTAAACTTGCCATGGATGCAGTTCTTGCTGTAGCAAGTGAAACTGGTGTAGAGGGTGCTACAAAAGCAGCGGCATTAGCAGAATCAACCGTTGCTGCAATGAATTCTATTCAGGCTGCAACAGATGCTTTGGCTGCAAATCCAAAAGCAACTAAGGAAGAAAAAGATGCACTAACACAATATGCTCAACAAACAATGACACAACTATATGACCAAACAGTAAAGGGACAGTCGGAACTGGGAAACCAGTTTGCAGATTCAGCAAGAGAATCTTTGACTAAGGCATACGAAGGAACTGGTTTTGAAGATGTTGCTAAATCTACAGGAGAAGCAATTCAAAACTTTGATGCTTATAGTCATGCACAAGAAACTTTCTTTACTCAAGTGCTCGCATCAAAAGTTATAGGTACAACACAAATGCAAACCGCTATGAACCTAAATATAAGTGGTGATGTCTTAACAGAACTAATCAAAACAAATCCAACTGCACTCAACCAATTGCTTGGTGTTGCAGGAAGTATGGACAAAGAAACTGGTGCAGCACTTATAAGTAATCAGGCTGGACAAACATCAGAACAAATGGCATCAACTGCCAGTGCACTAGAACTAACAGGAAAAACTACTGGAGTTTTTGCAATGGATGAAACCAGCAAAAAGGCAATTCAAAAATACTATGCAAATGAAGGATTGGACAAAGCAAAAGAAATAGATAGAATATATAAAGAATTAGATAACAAAAAAACAACAATAACAGTCGATACGGTTACTAGTGTTGCTGGAGATAACTTAGAATTGAAAGAAGCCATGAAAAATGGAAAAGTATCTAGTTACTTCAACAAACTTAAAGACAAAAAGAACAAAATTATTTTTACAACTGAATTCAACTCATTACTTAGTGCAGATGAAACATTGGCACCAGCAATTAGGTTGTGGGCATCTGCCGCTGGTAAAAATACAAATATGACAGATGTAGACCTTGTTGCAACATATAAAGTAGAATACGCATTCTCTGAAGCACAAAGAGTTACAGACACAGGTGCTTTACAAGATTTAACATTTAATCCAGACGATGCGTCAAATGGCACACCAGAAGCATCGATTCTTGATAAATATGTAAAGATGCTTAGAGAAGGTTCTAACTATGCTCAAAAACTTACAACTGGTTGGACAGCATCATATAATGCATTATCCAAATATGGAACTAAAGCAATTGACCAGATGGCTGGTATTGCATCATTGATGAAACAATATGGTGGAGATACTGGAATTATTAATGATTTCTTGGGTGGTACCGAAGAAGAACAAAACAGAATTATTGACAAGAGCACAGGTAAATTAAGGGCTGGTGCTGGAGAACTTATTGCTAAACTTAAACAAATTAAAGATATGCAAGAATATGGTTTATCATATGTTCTTGCTTCACCAGCAGAAAGATTACAAAAAGATAACGAACTTTATCAGGCTGGATTAGATGTAATCGGTGCAAAAGAAAAGAAAATTAATGATAAATACGATAAACGTATCAAGGCACTTGATGAAATTGGTAAGATTCAAGAAAAGAATAACCAGTTACAAAAAGATACCCTAACACTTGCTGATGCATTGTCTAAGGGTGACATAGCAGCAGCCGCTAGAGCAGCAATGCAAACACAACAAGATAGTCAAAAACAAGCACTTGAAGATGCTAAAGCAAATATTGAAAATGCTAGAAAAGCAGAACTAGAAGCAATTACAGTTAAAATACTTGGACATACTCAACATCGTTCCGACCTAGAACAAATGATTTCTGACAATTCGCAAAAAATTGCGGAATATAAATTGAAAGAAATGAACCGTCAAACTCAGATTGGAAAAGATGCTCTTATTGCTGCCAAGGCTAGTGCAGAACAATTAAAAAATGGTAAAGCATTGGCTAGTTTGTCAAAAGGAACTGGAGGAGGTTCTGGTAATGGAAATAAAGGAAACCCAACTGGACAACCTTCTGCTACTCAAGACGCTAAGGGAAACCCTATTGGAACCAGATACGACTCTCAGGGACAAATAGATGTAAATGGAAAATACAATGACCAAGGTAAATTAATTAAGCCAGCAGCAACTGCTGCAGAAATTAAAAAATTACAAACAGGTGCATCTGTTGCTGGACTTACTGCTGCTAAAGAAAATGCACAAAATAAATTGAATACTAAAAGAACGAGTGTACAAAATAAATTTGGTTTAAATTATAGTGACTTATATTTGGCAGTTAAAAGCAAAGATATGCAATCAGTTTATGGAAAAGTTAAAAAAGACCAACGAGCAGAATTTGCTAAAGAGTTTTCTAATCTTACATCATTACAAGATGTTGTAGATACTTATAATGACTTGTCTGGAAATGGAGATATTTTAAATAGTGCTGCAGGAAAAGAAGCATCACAACAACTATTAGATGCTTTGCCAGAAAATGACATAAAGGCTATTACTCTTGTAAAAGAAAGAGTCTCATCATATGCTACAGAACTAATAGATTATTTAGCAAAACAAAAAGCGTATAAAGACGCTGCAAATAAATTAAATGTTGGAAATGTTGCATGGGAAGACATGACACCAGAAAACAAAGAAAAACTTGAAACATTGCATACAGCCTATATTGAAAAAAATAAATTTATGTTTCAAAAACATAAAGATACCAATGCCGCAGTAGATACAGTAACAAAACTTTCTAATAATGGATTAGACCTTAATTCAGTGGGAATAGGAAGAGGTTATTTATATAAAAACGATATAACAAATAAAGAAGTAAGAAATTGGCAAACTTTTGCATCTGGTGGTTTAGTATTACCAAAACCATATGCTGGTGGTGGCATAGTTATTCCAAAGGGATTTAGCAATGGAGGTAAGGCTACTAAAGACAAAAAAACTAAAGATAAAAATAAGGGTACTCAAACAACAGATTTAACAACTGAAACAGGAGAAAAGATTTCCAAACCACAGGACGCTGGCAAATTAGTTAAATCTGTAACAAATAAAACTAAAAGTAAAGGTAACCACATAACTAATTTGGGTGGTCCTCGAACCAGTTCAGGTATTGCACGTTCACCTGGCGGTGGAATGGGTATGATTGGCGGAATCCTTGAAATGATGCATCAAATATTTGCAGATGGTGGTGTGGTTGTTCCAAAGGGATATGCTATTGGTGGCGGTATTTATGGAACTGATACTGTACCTGCTATGCTTACTCCAGGAGAATTTGTAATAAGAAAATCAGCAGTAGATGCTATTGGTGTGGAAAATCTACAAAAACTTAATGGATATGCCAATGGCGGCTTGGTTGGTGGAACTTCAAGCACAACAGCAAGTGATTCAGTGTATAATTATAGTATAACAGTGAACGCCAATTCTTCAGATGCAAATGATATTGCAAATGCAGTATTGAACCAAATTAAGAGAATTGATTCACAAAGACTTAGGAGCAATGTTATTTAATGGCTGATTCAGTTTATTTAGGCGGTAGAACAAAATATGCTAGACCACAGGCTATGCTATGGTCAGATGCTCCACCAGAAATATCTAATGGTTTATACGTTCCAGCAGGATTTGAGGTTAATGCTGCAACTGCTGGTAGTGATTTTTTAATTCTTTCAGACCACGGTAGAAAAGACATTTCATTCAAACCAGAACGTATTGAAAAACGTGAACGTATGATTAATGGTCGTATGCGTTCATACCACATTGCTGACAAACTAACTATTTCTACATCTTGGGATATGTTGCCATCTAGGGCATTTCGAGATGACCCAAATTTTGATGTATCAACTGGTTTATCAACAATAAAACCTTTTACAGTTGATGGTGGTGCTGGAGGAAATGAATTGCTTGATTGGTATCAAAATCACACAGGTTCTTTCTATGTATTTTTAGCATATGACAAAAAATCTAATTTTGCAGAATCTGGTCAGTATGGACATCTAGCAGAATATAATGAAGTCATTGAAATGTTTATTTCTAGTTTTGACTGGAATGTAGTAAAACGTGGCGGTATTAATAATTATGATTTTTGGAATGTATCCGTTACGCTGGAAGAGGTATAATGTATCAGAATACTTCGCTAAAAAATTATATTGAACAGTCATCATCAATTAATTTACAATCATTAATCTTAGCAGAATGGAATCTGAATTACTCAGATAATATTCTGTTGCTTGGCAACTATAGAAATAGACCAAATATTGCTAGTCCATCACAATCTAACTATGGTATCATTGCACCATCATATGACGATACAGATGCATTAGGTGCATACACAAATGCAACAGATTCAAAAGTTCTTATTTATAATGGTTTAAACTCATCTAATAATACCCCAAACATTTTTGTTAAACAAAGTGAAACAGAAAAAATTCTATATTCTTTAGTTGATTGTGTTGGTAGATTTAGACCACGTTCTGGAATTAACAAACTTCGTTATCAAAAAGGGGACCAATATTTAAATTTTCCAAACGAAAATATGTATCTACAACCAAGATATTATCTTTCTTCTAAAGATGACAAGTTCAAATATTGGAGTTCATATCGTGTAGATGGAACAACTGATGCAATTCAAAGGGGTATTTCAACAACCTTAAAATCAACTGGAGAATACTATATAGATGATGCAGCACCATTTGTTGTCTATGACAAACCAGTTCCAGCAAACAGAATAGTTATAAAAATGCAAACACATGCGAGTGACTATAGTTTAGGAACATATAAAATTTCTAATAACACATCATTGTCAGACCCATTTTATGAAAGTGCAACAAATACAGGTGCATTGATAAATCAAAGAACACCAGAAGATTGGAAGATTCAATATCTAGATAATAATAATACTTGGCAAGATGCTAAAGTATTTACAAGTTCTTCTTTGCGTTCTACAGGAAAAAGAATCATTGGCTCTGACGGATATGTGGAACTTGCTTTTGGACTTACAAATACTTTGCCAACTGGATTTAGAGATTTGGGACAATATCCTTCTCAAGCATCATTGCCAATAAGTTCAAATATTGGTGATGCATATTTAGTGCCAGACCCAACTAATACTACTGCTGGAACATACTATGTTTGGAATGGAACCAACTGGACAACCAATTCATTTGTTCCAGTTTATGGCTGGTATGTAAAAGAAGAAGAAGAGACTCTTCAATCATTTAATGTAACCAAACTAACTTCCCCAGATTTTTACGGAACTCCAGCAAATGTATATACAGCAAACTACAGAGAGTTTCAGTTTGTTAAAGGATTGAGAATTGTTGTTAATACTATGAGCAAACAAAACTCATCTTTTGAACTAATTGAAATGTCTCCAAGACTTGCTGCCAATATTTCAGATAGGGTAAAGTCTTATTCTGTAACAAAAATTGCATCTGATATTGGAAATACAGGTATTCCAGTTGGACAACTTTCGGCATCAAATGGTGAACTTTCAATATTTGATTATGACCAATCACTTAATCCATATAATGATTTAACTCTTAATGCTGGATTAATTACAGGAAGTTTAATTTCAGATATATCATCAAAAAATTTACAAATTAAATTTTATGAACAAATTATAGATGATAGAACAGCAACAGTTGTTGATTACTTTGTTCCTATAAAAACATACTATTCTGATGGATTTCCATCTATCTCTAGTGAAGATAGAAATGCAACAATTAGTTTACGAGATTTATATTTTTATTTTGAGTCAATGATTGCACCAAGTTTGCTAATGCAAAATGTAAAACTAAGTAAAGCAATTGCAACAATACTAGACAATATTGGATACTCAAATTATAAATTTTACAAAACAAGCACAGAATCAGAAGACATTATTCCATATTTTTATGTAGCACCAGAAACAAATGTAGCAGAAGTTTTAAATAATTTAGCACAATCAACCCAGTCAGCAATGTTCTTTGACGAGTACAATAATTTTATAGTTATGTCAAAGGACTATATAATGCCATCCGAAAGTGAAAGACCAACAAACATTGAACTATATGGAACAAAAGATTTTAATGATACAGGAGTTTTCAAAAATGCTGCTACTCAATCAATACTAGCAAATATTATGAAAATATCTTCAGAAAATAACGATGTGTTTAACGATGGCAAAATTATTTATTCCAATAAGTATATTCAAAAATCTTATGGAACAATTAAAGAAGCATCTCTTCTAAATAATAATCAGGCATATAAATATAAGCCAGTGCTACTTTGGGAGGTATCTGGAACAGAAACATTAAGACCAACAAATGAAGAACTTAGTACACAATCAAGTTATGTGTTGGCAGCAATGCCACTTGACGCTACATTATCGGATACAGAACCTAGTGTAAGTTCTGGTGCAATAATTAACGACATTATTGATTTTGGTAGGTCAATCTATTGGTTGACAAGATATGAAGGTTACTTCTATTCAAATGGTGAAATTATAAAGTATAAAGGTGTTGAGCATACCATTCAAACTTCTAGAATAACTGGATTTCAAGCAACACTTGCAACAGGAACGAATGCCATCACTTTGACAAGTGGAAATATTTTTAAACTATCAATAGGTCAAAAACTCGTTGAAAGTGGTTCCAATCCTGGTCAATTTGGTGCAGCACCAATTATTACTTCTATAGATACAAAAAACAATAGTTTTACAATAACTAATAATCATTCAAGTGCTGGCTTTATTTCATTTTATGTCGAAGAACAAACAAGTAATGTTTGGATACAGAATGTAAATGACTATCAAAAATATTTTTCACAAGTTGGATTTAATGGCAAAATATTTCCAACTGGTCGTGTAAAGATATATACAGAACCAAAAGTTGATTCTAATGGAAATATTACTGGTATAGCAAAACATGGTCGTGGTCAATTTGGAACAACAGTAACCAATCATGCAATTCTAGATTCTTCAAATCATTGGCTTCAAGATGAAAACAAGAAATCATTTGAGATGCAGTCTTCTTGGATGTTTAAAGATAGTCATCAATACGACCAAGTAAAGTATGTCATCACAGGATGCACAACATCGAATAGTCCAACTGCAACCGTAACACTTACTGGAAATTTAACTACAGAAGACATTGAGGTAGATTGGCTGGTAAGTGGTACAGGAGTTCCAACTGGAACAAAGGTAAAAACTGTAAGTGAAGACCAAAAAAGTTTTACACTTACAAAAGGACTTACATCAACAGGCACAAATTTGACAATTACTGTAGTAAATAGAACTTTAGAAACAGTTTCATTAAGTCCAATTCTAACCTTATCTGACAAACCAACTACGACAGGTTTAACATCAGACATGTTTGACACTTCTTATTTTACAGAATCACCAAACACAACAACAATTGATAAAACCAAACCAAATGGTAGCGTTGCTGCATCAGCACTTACAATTACTGGAATACAAAAATCTGATAAAAACTCTAATAATTTTATATCCTATGTTCATAAATCATATACAGAACCATTTACAACATTTGGAACAAGAATGAAAATTCTTGGAAAACAAAAAGATAAAAATCTATCTGGAGTAAATCAAATACCGATTGGTGCAGATGCAATTGATATTATTAAGGACACTATAATTAGTGGTACTGGTGGCGGTATAGCAATAAGATTAGACACAACACAAGACACACATACAGGTTATTACTTCGAAATAGATGCATTGACAAATCCAACTATCCTAGAACAAACAACATCTAGACAAGAAATAATATCAATTCCAAATGTTTATTTTTATAAAGTTTTAAGAGGCGAAACTTCGGAAAAAGCAATTCCTATTACTCTTTGGTATGGCTCTGCACCAATCCTTGTTGACCCTGGATTGTTTGCTGGAATGGGTAAAATTGTTGGAGAGGCAAATACAACCGTATATGACTTATCGGTAAAGATTGAAGAAATTTCTGAAAAAGTTGTAAAGTTTTATTTATATATAAACAACAAATTGATAGCAACAGTTTTAGATGAAGATGCCATAGATGATACAACTAATCATAAAAACTTTGCTCTATTTGTGCGTGGTGCTGGTAAATGTATGTTCGAAAATGTATATGCAATTGCGGATAATCCAAAGACACAGTTTGAAACTAAAAATTCTCCACTAAATCAGTTCTTGTCTGTACAAAATTTAACATCAGAATCTTATAGAAAGTATTTGATTAATCCAGGAGTTATAGAATCATTCTTGACTGGAATAACCACAAGTGGTGCAAACAACAACTCACTATATTATGAAGAGTTTGGAACAATTATGCGTGAATGTGCTTACTTCAATGTGAAATATGAAAAAGCATATCCAGCAATATATTCAAAAATATCTCCAACATTTAATGATTTGCAAGGTTATTTGGTTTCAGGTTTTAGGTCAAATCCATACTCTGCAGAATTTTTGGTATTCAATGTTACTGACTTTGCATTGAATCTCGATGAATCAAGCGGAAACTATTTAAGAATTCAAGGTATAACATTTACACAACAAGCAGACCACAACTTAACAGTTGATGAATTCCTATCTACTACAAGCAGTTTAAATAACTATAATAGATATTCAGAAATTAATAACAAATATGTTACTATTCAAAACAGCAGAAACACATATGGTCGTAAAGAGTTTACAATATCTGGAACGTATATTCAAAATATTGATATGGCTTCAAACCTTATGAACTGGATGGTCAATAAAATTATGGTGCCCAAAAAGGCGGTATCAGTTGAAATTTTTGCCAATCCAATGATTCAACTTGGAGACATTGTTAAAATTAATTATACTGTTGATAACGTTCAGCAACTTACAAATAATAGATTTGTTGTTTATCATATAGAGTATAATAGAAGTTCGGATGGTCCATCTATGACGCTATACTTGGAAGAGGTAATATAATGGCAAAACCAAAAATAACTAGAACAAATATAGGATACAACAAAAGGGAACCAGTTAAAATTGCCACATCCAATCTATTTATAGAAACAGGGGATGTACCTGTTGACTACATGGTTGGTGCTATTTTTAATGAAATTGGAGGTCAGGAGTTCCTGTCCTATGAACCAGAAGATTTTTTAACTAGACCAAATACCTTCCCAATACAAAATATTAGCGAAAACATAACTACTTATTCTTCTGCTAATATTCTTTTTCCAACAGACGGTATTCTATCTACAACAGCGGACTATATTATAAGTTTAAATAATTACTTAATTTCACCAAGTTTGAAAGATTCATACGATATTCCATTAACGTCTTCAAATTCAAATATCCGCATATCAAGTGATTATAAGTCTTTGGTAATCCTTGTTGACGATGACGCAGAGGGTTTTGACATAGAAATTGAGTTCTTGACTAGGCAAGTCTAGATATGTTATAATTAGATAGATATTATGATTACATTAACTGGCAGAGACATTATTTCTAAATACCTTATTGGTCAAACCACATCATTTGCATCTCATATTGCTATTGGTTGTGGGGCTACTCCATCAACTACCCTTGGGAACTATGCATCAAAAACAGAACTAGACTTTGAAATGGATAGATTTCCCATAACCTCAAGAAGTATTGTTGTAGATTCATTAACACTTGCTGCCAACACAGTTCAGGCAACCACAGTAGACGGTCAAAATGTTTTTATTTTTACAATTCCAAGTGGAAATCAATTTGGTTTTGGTTCAACAATTTATGTAACTGGTGCTGATAATTTTACTAACATGGACCCACCAGTATCAACAAACGCAAATGGCTACTTTACAATTTTAAACGCATCATCAACAACAATTACAGTATTAGATAGTACTGGTGGTACAGACCCAGATACGCTGTTTGACCAAACTATATCAATTTTTGGGTATGTTCCACAAATTGTAATGGTAGCAGAAATACCATCAACAATAACAAATAGATATGGAATAACAGAATTTGGTTTATATCCAAGTGGAACAAACACCTATGCAAATGGACAAGATAGTTATATTCCTGTAAACTTTACACAAAATGAAAAATGGACCTACCTTGAATACGCATCTCCAACCAATTATAATTTTTCAGATGTTCCATATTATTCAGTAATAACAGATGCAACAAATAATATTATAAAAACAGACAAGGCTTTTATTTCAAATGCAGAAAACACATTTTTTAAAGATTCATCAAGAATAAGTAGAAATGAAGTTCCAAGATTTCAAAGTGATGTTTTATTTCTTGCTGGAGACATGTCAAGATTTTCGGGTGACCTCACACCTGACCCTAACCACCCTACATTTACATTAAATTATGTTTCCGTTCCAATTACAATGAATTTAGATGAAAATTCTGAAAACGATGAATTAAGAGTTGCATTTTCACTAATTAATAAAAATGCAACGCCATCTACCACACCAGCATCAATAAATATAATGCTCGAATTTGTTAATCAAAATGGTTCTGATTCTGCAAAATATCATTTTAGACTAACAAATTTGGATTTAAACAATAGGTATAGTGTTCTTACTTTAAAACTTCAAGATACATCAACATTAACATCAAGAACTCAAAATTTTAATTGGAAAAGCGTTAGAACATTAAAAATTTATTCCAGTGTTGAAGATGCAACAAACTATGGTGGTAATGCATTATCGGATTATACAATATGCCTGGATGCATTAAGATTTGAAAATAAATCAAATACGAATCCACTATATGGATTAACTGGCTACACCATTGCCAAATCAGATTCTCCTATTGTTAAAGATGCTGGAACAATGAATTTAATAGAATTTAAATTTGCAACTGGAGTAACAGCATATGTCTAAAGAAATCATAGTCCCAATTAATAAAATTAATAAATTTACAATAACTGATGATAATGAAATTGCTATTACTTTTAGATATAGACTGAAAAACAATCAAGATTCTAGTCAAATTTCAGAATGGTCTAGTCCAGCAACACTTAAACTTTTAAAAACAATTTTAGAAACCAACTATGATGATGCACCGTCAGTATACAACTATCCAGTTGGTCTACATGGAACTAGCACATTAAATTTAAATGCAACTGATTTTTCGGGTATTTCTTCAAAAATTCCAACAAGTGAAATAGTCCAATTGACAGCAAACAAGGAAAATGGACAACATTATCCAGAACAGGATGACTATTTGTGTAAATGGGAAAATCCAACTGATTCAAATGTTAAAAATTTTGATGTATATACTTCTTGGAGCATGTATGCCTTTTTAGCAAAGTGGGCAACAATAAGTGCCCCAGTCCTAAACTCTAGTGCGTATAGAGGAACGATAACCTTACCAAGTTCAAATACAAATGTGGCATTATCATTTAAAACATATTTGGATAGATTGTCCAATTCTTCAACTGCACTAATTTATGCTGCACCTGGTTCTGTAACACCTGGCACCTCATTAGAAACTTCAAATAAAAATGGAAACGGAGTACTTGATGGAACAACTGTAATTTCTAATGCAGGTACTATCGGTACTGTTTCTGGTTCTGGTCCATACACAGCAACAATTACAGGCATGGATTCTGGTAGTACAGCAAATCTTTTTCCTGGTCAAATAATTATTGCTACTGCAGGAACAGGTAAATTTGGTGCAGGAGTAATGACGGTTTCAACCATTGCAAGTTCTACAAGTATTACAGTTTCTTCAACAGCAACATTTACTGCTGGAACTGTTACTAATATTGCAGTTAGTGCATACGGTCCAGGAAATGTTTTTGGGGTTCTGTCTGCAGAAACTTGGGGTTCCGCTGGAACAATTACAAATCTTACAAGAAATCATTTATGGACTCAATATGAATATGCTGGCACATCTCCAGATAACGTATCTCAAATACAGTTTTCAAGAAAAATGAAGTCTTGTAAATTGACAGCAATAATAACTAAAGATGGTTGCACTATTAAAACAAATGAAAATTTAATAAATTATGGAGTTGTTCCTGGAATGTCATTGGTTAAAATTAGTGGTGATGGAGAACTTTGTAGTGGAATAATTTCTCAGGTTGATTATGACGAAAACTATATTGTTTTATCAAATTCGCAAGATGCTACAAGTACCATATCTCAAACTTTTACAATTGGTTCAGTAGACAATATTTCTTCTCCAGAGTTTAAAACAGCAACAATTACATCTGCAACAGCATTCACAAGTAATCTAGAAGTTGGACAAATCATTACTGGTGCAGGTGGAACTGGAAGTCTTGGTTCTGGTGCTGTCAAAATAATAAACATTAATTCTTCCACATCAATGGATATTCTTTCTAAACGTAATTTTACTGCAGGAACACTAACATCAATTTCGTATCCAACTAAGCCAACAACTCTTCACACTGTATCTGGAGATATAGTTTTTGTTGCAAAAAATGAATCTGTAACATCCAATACAAATCACAACGGTACAATTGAAACTGGTATTCCAATAACACAATACCAACTAAAGCCAGTATTTGTTCAGGCTATCATACTAGCAGCAAATGATGAGCAATCAGATATTTTAAGTACTTTAAATAATAATACATTATGGAGTATAACAAAAACAAAAGCAACATATTTTGATGCATATGCAACCATGGATTCATACGACACAACATTACCATTTTCATTAAATCTAACTAGCATGAGTTTGCCATATTCTAGTAGTGATAGAAATATTGGATTAAGAATTTATGGAGAAAAGTCTTCTGGTCTTATTTTGCCACCAACAACAACGATTGTTGATTACATAAGCAGAACAT